TGCCGACGATCATCCAGGCGATCGTCGGCGCGATCCCGAGGATCATCAAGGCGATCGGCGACTTCCTCGGCGGGCCCGGGTTCAGTTCGCTGGTCAAGGCCGGCGTGGACCTCTTCCTCGGCCTGGTCGACTCCCTGAGCACGGCCCTGCCGCAGATCGTCGGCGCCGTCGTCGACGCGATCCCCGACATCATCCGTGCGCTCCTGGACGCCCTGCCGCAGATCATCAGCGCCGGCGCACAGCTGATCGGAGGCCTGCTCACCGGCATCACGCAGGCCATCCCGAAGCTGCTCGGCGGCGTGAAGGACGCGATGGGCAAGGTCCTCGACGGGGTCAAGGGCTTCTTCGGGATCCACTCCCCGAGCACCGTGTTCCGCGACGAGATCGGAGCCCAGCTCGGCGCCGGCATGAGCGCCGGCCTCGCGGGCTCGCAGGACGACATCACCGCGGCCGCGACGAAGATCGCGCAGGGCGCCCAGGCTGCCCTGTCCGGCATCGACGTGCAGAGCAACGTGAACGCCGACGCCGGCGCGCTCGCCGGCGGTATCGGACCGGTGACGATCAACGTCTCCCTCGACGAGCTCGAGGACCTGGTGCGGCTCGGCGACTTCGCCGCGAACCTGCGGCGACTGGCACGGCAGAAGGCGGGGGTGAGCTGAGATGCCCTCTGGCGCCGACAACGTCCTCTACCTGGACCTGTCCGAGAGTTCGGTCGACGCGGCCAACAACCGCTCGCTGGTGCACTGGAAGGTGCGCTTCTACTGCGGGTACGGCGTCAACGCCGTCACCTCGGCGAACGCCTACGTCAACGGCACCCTGGTCTGGGCCCCGGCCAACTGGACGTACTACTACACCTACGGCAACACCTACACGCTGGCCGAAGGGGACATCTGGATCGGCCACGACGGCGCCGGCAACGGCACCGCATCGGGAACGGCTCACTTCCAGACGACCCAGTCCGGCCAGACGTGGTCCTTCTCCAAGGACGCTGCCTCCAGCATCGGGCTGACGGGGATCAACCGGGTACCGTCTGCCCCGGGCACGCCGTCGCCGTCGGGGGCCTCGAGCAGCGCGCTGACGTTCTCCTGGGGCGGATCGTCGGCCAACGGCGGCAACGGTGTCACGTCGTACCGGCTGCAGGTCGCCACAGACGCCGGCTTCGGGTCGCTGGTCTACAACGGCGACGTCGCAGCCACGGCGCTGCAGGTGACGGGCCTGTCGCCGAACCGGACCTACTACGCGCGGGTGTACGCGAACTCCGCCACCGGTGCCACGTCGGCCTGGTCGGGCACGGGGGCGGGTGCGACGGCTCCCGTCGCACCGCCGGCACCGTCCGCGGCGGTGCTCACCCGCAACTCGGACACGTCGTTCACAGTCGCGTGGACGAACAACCCGAGCAGCTCCGGGCCGTACGCGAACGTCGTGGTGCAGCGCCAGGCGGACGCCGGCTCGTGGGTGAGCGTGGCCACCCTCGCCGGGTCGGCGACGTCGTACACGGACACCACGACCGCCGCGGACCACTCGTACGCGTACCGGGTGTACGCGACGAACTCGGCCGGCTCGAGCGCGTCGTCGACGACGTCGACGCTCGTGACGACTCCGGCAGCGCCGTCGGCCGTGACGGCCGCTCGTGGCACGGGCGCGAGCGTGGACCTGTCGTGGGTGAACAACGCGACGCCCGCCTACCAGACGGTGGTCGAGGGATCCAACGGTTCAGGCGGGTGGACCGCCAAGGCGACGCTCGCCGCTGGCGCAACGGCCTGGACTGACGCCTCGCCGCTGGCCGGCACCACGCAGTACCGGCTGCACGCGGTCACCACGGGCAGCCCGACCCTGTCGTCTGCGTACGCGACGAGCAACACGGTCGTCACGATCGTCGCGCCGAACGCGCCGACGGGGCTGACGGCCGGGCCCGTCGTCGACGCCGCGGAGGCGATCGCCTTCGGGTGGGTGCACAGCCCGATCGACGGTTCCGCGCAGCGCAAGTACCAGGTCCAGTACCGGCTGGTCGGCGCCGGGTCCTGGACGACGCCGGCCGCGGTCGTCAGCGCGCTCTCCTCCTGGTCGATGCCCGCCGGCACCCTGAGCAACGGTCACAGCTACGAGTGGCAGGTCCGCACCTGGGGCGCGGCCACGACGGGCGGCTCCGACGGGGCGGGCGCCTCGCCGTGGTCGTCGACCGCGTCGTTCGCGACGAGCGCCCGGCCGACGGCGGCGATCTCCGCCCCGGCCAACGCGGGCACGGTGACCTCGTCGTCGGTGGCCACCACGTGGGCGTACTACGACGCCGAGGGCACTGCTCAGGCGGCGTGGCGTGCCCGGCTGCTGGACGCCACCGGGACCGTCCTGGAGACGGTCTCCGGCGCCGGGGCGGCGACCACCGCGGCCTTCACGACGCGCATCGTCGACGGCACGAGCTACCAGATCACGGTCGAGGTGCAGGACGGCTCCGGCCTGTGGAGCACCGGCGCGGGCATCGGGCACGTCACGTTCGCCGTCGCCTACGCCCGCCCGCCGGTGCCGGTGCTGCTGACCTCCTGGGACCCGGACGTGGCCACCGTCTCGGTGCAGATCCAGAACCCGGACCCCGGCGCCGGCGAGGTCGCCGCTGACCATGTCGACCTGTACCGGTCGATCGCCGGTGGCCCGCTCGAGCTCATCGCGACCGGCGTGCCGCTGAATACGACGGTCACGGACTACACGCCGACGGTCGCCGGCACGAACACCTACCGGGCGATCGCCGTCTCGGCACTGCCGTCGACGTCGACCAGCCTCGACACCGCGCAGGCGACCTCGAGCGACTCGGTGTGGATCTCCGGCGGGCAAGGCTTTTCCCAGGTCTGCCGCGCCCGCTACAGCGTCGCACTGGCCAACACCGGCGGACTGACCGACAAGGTCCTTCAGCAGTTCGCCGGCCGCACCGAGCCCGTGGAGTTCGCCGGCACCGCGACCTCGCGTGTGCTGACGCTCCAGGCCCTCATCCCGCCGGACCTGGAGCCCGGCGAGGCCTCCAGCGACGAGGAGTGGCTCGCGCTCGCGGAGCTGCCCGGCCCGCACCTGTGGCGCGACCCGGCAGGGCGCCGGGTCGTCGTGTCCCTGTCGCAGGTCGACGTCCCGCGCGCGGTCGGCGGCATCGTGACCCTCGGCCTCAAGGCCACGAGGATCGCACGTGCCTGACCTGTGGCTGCCGGCCGGCCCGGACCCGCTGACGACGCACCGCGTCGAGTCCTGGCGCGTCGACCTCCTGTCGGGTGACGAGGCTCCCCTCGGCGAGCTCGACGGCGTCACGGGCGGACAGATCGACCAGAACGTGAACGCGACGATCTCCGGCGGCGGGTCCCTCGCCGTCGTCGACGTCGCCCAGGACGTCGACTGGCTCAACGCCCGGGTCCAGCCCTGGTGGCAGGTCGCCGGCCTGCCGGCCTGGCCGCTCGGGGTGTTCCTCTGCTCGGCGCCGACAGCGGCCTACACCGCGACCGGACGCAGCTGGCGGATCGAGCTCCTCGACAAGCTGTCCGTGCTCGATCAGGACAAGGTCGACGGCTCCTATTCGGTGGCCGCCGGCGCCGTCGTCACCGCCGCGGTGCGGACCGTGATCGAGTCCGCCGGCGAGACCGCCATCGCGATCACCGACAGCACTGAGACCCTCACCAGCGGCATGGTCTGGCCCGCTGGCACGAGCAAGCTCCGGATCTGCAACGACCTCCTGGCCGCGGTCAACTACTTCAGCCTCCGCTGCGACGGGTGGGGCCGCTTCACCGCAGGCCCGTACATGCGCCCCACGGACCGTCCCGTGGTGCGCGAGTTCGTCGCCGGGTCCAGCTCGATCCACCTGCCCGACTTCACCGTCGACGCCGACCTCGCCGCGATCCCGAACAAGGTGGTTCTCATCGGTGTCGGCAACCCCGACGAGGCGGCGCTCGTCGGCGTCGCCACCAACGACGACCCCGCCTCGCCGTTCTCCCGCGCCTCTCGGGGCCGGTGGATCGTGTCCACCGAGGAGGGCGTCGAGGCGACCAGCCAGGCCGTCATCGACGCGCTCGCGGCCCGCAAGCTCGTCGATCTGTCGACGGTGTCGACCTCGATCGCCGTGCAGCACGCTGCCGTGCCGCTCGACCTGAACGCCGTGGTGCGGTTCGCCACGGCCGACGTCGACGCGCGCGCGGCGGTGCAGAAGATCTCCCAGCAGCTGAAGGTCGGCGCCCTGATGACGACGACCGTCAAGGGGGTGGCCGCGTGATCCCGCCGGACGCCCTCGACCTGCTGTTGCCCGAGGCGGGCCCGCCGTCGGACTCCTGGCGGTGGGGCACGATCACGTCGACGTCGCCGCTGCGCGTGCAGCTCGATGGGGACACCGACCCGCTCGACGTCGACCCGGACGTGCTGACGATCGGCATGGTCACCGGCGAGCGGGTCTACTGCCAGCTGCACGGCCGCCGCGTCCTCGCCGAGCACCGCTCGCCGGCGCCGTTCGCGAAGTCCTGTGCCTCGCTCGCGGCCGCCAATGCGTGGTACTCGCTGTGTGTCGCACAAGGCCAGGTCCCGGCCACCGACCCGGTGTGGGTGTGGCGCTCGGACACCCTGACGTTGGAACGGAACTCCGGGAGCGGGTGGGTCGTCTCAGGCGGCGCGCTGGCCGCCTACCCGGTCGGCTCGATCTACCTGTCGATCTCGCCGACGAACCCCGGAACGATCTTCGGAGGCACCTGGGCCGCTTGGGGAACCGGCCGGGTCCCTGTGGCTGTCGACGCCGGCCAGACCGAGTTCAACACCGTCGAGAAGACCGGCGGCGAGAAGACCCACAGCCTCACCGAGACCGAGATGCCGAGCCACACGCACTTCCCGCCCGTGGCGGTCACGGACGGCGGCAACGCGGCAGGGAACCGCTCGCTGTTCGCGACCAACTCGCCGTTCTGGAGCACGGGGGACTCGAACAACGCAGTCACCCGGACCGGCGGCGGAGCCGCGCACAACAACCTCCCGCCGTACATCACCTGCTACATGTGGAAGCGCACCGGCTAGAGCCGAGTGACGACGAGCCCCTCGCCGCAGGTCTGCCGGCGGTTCGTGCCGCTGGCCACGATGAACCGGAACGAGAGCGTCACCGTGCCCCCCGCATGGCTGTAGGTCCAGCTGTGCGTCTGCGCCAGCGAGACGTTCACGGGCAGGTCGTTCCGGAGGTCGCACAGCTGCGTGGCGCCCGCGTAGAACCGGACGTCGGCGGCGATCGCCACGGTCGTGCTGTAGGCGTTGATCGTGCCTAGCAGCAGGTAGTCGCCCGCGGCCGCGTCGGTGATCGTCACCGAACCGACCGTGAGCTCGCTGCCGTTCGCTACCGCGACGTCGGCGACGGCCGTCGTGATCGCCCGCCAGGACCGCGTGCCGCCGGCGAGGACGGTCCACCCGCTCCCGGAGTTCCGTTCCGGGTTCAGGCGGTGCGCTTCCACATGTAGCAGGTGATGTACGGCTGGAGGACGTTGTGGGCGGCGCCGCCGCCGGTGTTGTCGGTCACCGCCGAGTACAGCGTGTAGTTGGCACCGCTCGAGCGCATGGCCGACTGGTTCGCGTCCGTGAACCCACTCGCAGGACCGACGTCGTCGGTCTTCGTCTTGTGGTTGTGCGCGGGCATCTCGGCGACGGTGAGGGTGTGGGTCTTCTCGCCGCCGGTCTTCTCGACGGTGTTGAACTCGGTCTGGCTGGCGTCGACAGCCACAGGGACCCGGCCGGTTCCCCAAGCGGCCCAGGTGCCTCCGAAGATCGTTCCGGGGTTCGTCGGCGAGACCGACAGGTAGATCGAGCCGACCGGGTAGGCGGCCAGCGCGCCGCCTGAGACGACCCACCCGCTCCCGGAGTTCCGTTCCAACCACAGCCCCGCACGGCATCCGGCCGGCGGGGCTTCGTCATGCAAGGAGGCTGTGATGCTCACGATCTTGTCGCCGAACCGGTACACGGGTCGGATCAGCCCGATCCGGTACGTCGTGATCCACACGATGGAGGTCGACGAGAACGACCCGAACGTGGCCGAGGCGGTTGCTCGGGTGTTTGCGACGCCGGCGCGGCAGGCCTCGGCGCACGTGTGTGTCGACACCGACTCCGCGGTGCGCTGCGTCGCGGACGAGGACACCGCCTGGGCGGCGCCGGGTGCCAACGCGAGCGGCCTGCAGATCGAGCTGGCGGGCCGGGCCGGACAGACGACCGCGGACTGGGCGGACACGGCCTCTCATGCGATCCTGGCGCGAGCGGCGCAGGTCTGCGCGGACTGGGCGACGCGGTGGGGCATCCCGCTGCGGCACCTGTCCGTGGCCGAGCTCGCGGCCGGCACCGTCAAGGGCTTCATCGGTCACGTCGACGCCTCGCAGGCGTTCCACCAGTCGGATCACTGGGACCCGGGCACCGGCTTCCCGTGGGACCGGTTCCTGGCGATGGTCGCCGCGGCCGCCGGCACGACCCCCTCGGCACCGCCGGCTTCGGGTCCGGTCGTCGAGCCGCACATCGACGAGGACGGGATCCGGGGTCCGGTGACGATCGGGCGCTGGCAGCAGGTCATGGGCACCCCGGTCGACAAGGTGATCTCCACGCCGAAGTCGACCCTCATCGCGCACGACCAGGCGTTCCTCAACAGCGTCGTGGCGGCCGCCACGATCAAGACCCTCACCGGCAAGGCCGCGCTCGTCGTTGACGGCTCTGAGGGGCCGCTGACGATCAAGGTGCGCCAGTTCTGGCTGTACAACACCCAGACCGCCGCGCTCGGCCGCCGTGCCCGCTCGAGCGACTTCGACGGCATCGCAGGTCCGGAGACCACCCGCCTGCACCAGCACGCCCTCAACGGCGCCCGCTCGGGCTCTGGCAAGTACTGACGTGGCCTGGATGGACCCCGACGCGCCGTGGTGGGCGAACCTGCTGACCGCGATCCTCATCGCGGCGATCTCCGGCAGCGTCGTCTGGCTCGGCTCTCGCCGCGGCGTGAGGAAGGCGACGACGGCGACGAACGACGCGCTGGCCAAGGTCCTGGACCACGTGGCCAACAACCACAAGGTCGGCCTGCGTGACGACCTCGACGAGAAGTTCGAGGGGCTTGCTCGGGCGATCGGCTCGCTGGCCGATCAGCAGGAGGCGACCCGCAACGACGTCGGCGGACTGCACTCCGAGCTGCGTGATGCACGCGAGGACGTCGGTCATCTGCAGCGCGACATCGAGGGCATCCGTACCGACAGCCGCCGGGCCCGCCGCCGCGAGTCGGCGCTGACCCGTGTCGTGTCCATCGCGCTCGACCGCGCTCAGGGCGTGATCGACGAGCACCACCCGGGCGTGCAGCTGCGCGACCCGGACCCGTCCGAAACCTGACCCAAGGAGGTCAACGTGCTCCGCTTCATGTCCCGCGCCTGGCGTGCGGTGGCGATCGCCGTCTTCGGCGTCGTCGCGCTCGCGGGCCCGGCTGCCGCCGTCGCCATGCCGGCGCCGGCCGCGCACCAGGTCGTCGTGGCGACCGCCCCGACGCCGATCGTGTTCCAGGTCGACACGGCCACCGTCGTCCAGTTCCTGATCGCCGTGGTGCTGCCGCTGCTCGTCGGACTGGTCACCACCCGCGCGACGTCGGCCGCCCTGAAGTCGATCCTGCTGGCCGCTCTGACCCTCGTGACGGCGCTGCTCACCGAGTGGGGTAGAGCGCTCGCGGACGGGACCACCTACAACGTGGGGGCCGCCCTGTTCGTGGCGCTGCCGGCGTTCGCGATCTCGGTGGGGCTGCACCTCGGCATCTACAAGCCGACTGGTCTGTCCGGCGCCGCGCAGGACGTCGGCGCCAGCTCGGCGCCGACGAGCTCCGCTAGCTCGCCGAGCGCATGA